CCTGAGAATTGATGTCTAGTCAACATCTAATACCGCTGACGTCGGTAGACAGTTCTCAAGTTCTCGGTACTCGGGGGGTTTAATGAAGGGCACGAGGTCCCTTCTAAATCGGCTTAGCCGAAGTGCCATTTCTGGCATAGCTCCTCGCGTAATGCGGGGTGCGGGTTCTCATGATACCTCTGATCGAGGTGTGTCATGACCTGGTCTAACAAAGATCAGTGGCGTCGTGCCAATGGTCCTTACTCTAGTGGTCGCCGTCAAGGCAAAAGCCAGAGTGGGGAACAAGGCAATCGGGTTGATCCAACGCGTTACGGGGCAACGTATGGGCGGTTTCCGCTTACTACGCCGTCCTTTGGTGCGGGGGAGGCCCCCGATGTAGACGTTCCGAACCTTCAGTTCGTCTACCGTTTCTTCTCCTCAGGGGTTCCTTTCCCTGGTGCCCGTAATCGGGCGTGGAGTAAGTTGGTAGATAGGGTGAGGTCTGGCCCTGCGTCTCTCGGCGAGAGTATTGCTGAGAGTCATAAGGCTTTGAAGATGATTGCTGGACGGGCTACGCAGATGTATCATGCGTATTCGGCTCTCCGACGTGGCAACTTCCGCGGTTTCTTGCGGGAGTTGTCTATCGGACCCTATCGGAAACATAAGAACTGGATCCGGTCCCCCATCAATCAGGCCTCATCTCTGTGGCTTGAGTACTCTTTTGGTTGGAAACCCCTCATTAAGGATATCTACGATGGGTGTACAGTCTTAAGCAAGCCGGTGCCCGGGAACCAGTTTCATGGTTCTGGACGGGAAGACTATAGCTACGACGGTCCTGACGAACACTTCTTTACTCAAGGAGTGTGCGCCATGGGTGCCTTCGTGACTGTGGACAGTCCTAACGCGTACCTTTTACAGAGCATGGGAGTTGCCAACCCCATCCAGATCGCTTGGAACTTGATTCCTATGAGTTTCCTCGCTGACTGGGTGTTCGACATAAATACTTTTCTCGGAGCGCTTACCGATTTTGTCGGTTGTAGTGTTCAGCGTCCGTGGACACTTTACTTCGCTCGGACGGATGTCCGTGCTAAGTTTTCCACTAGTTCCCTCACGGGGCAAGTGGCTGTGTACACGCGAAGGCCCGGGCTTGACTTCCCGTACCCTAACGTTAGTATTTTGACGAACATTGGCCATTCGATCACTCGTGCCGCAAACGCGGTTTCTCTCCTCGGTCAGTTGTTGACCAAATAACCATAGAGGTTTACCCCATGGCCGGTATGGCTAACATCACCGTTAAGAAATCGGACGGCACCACTGATGTCATCTACGTCGCAGCAACTCCCTCGGCCGGCGATAAATCGCCGGCTGTTTGGACCCAGGATGCCTTTAGTGGCATTCAGGGTTTCCGCCCGCGTCTCGAACTCCTCACCCAAGATAACGGGTCTGGCACGGTTCGTCAGGTTCGCTGCAAGTATGTCTATCCGAGTCTGTATACCGACTCGACGACGGGCTTGAGCAAACAGCTGGCGAACGTCCTCTTCGACGGCACTTTCAACATGCCGAAGCAGATGACGACAACGGAATGGAAGGAGGCTTGGGCACAGCTTGGTAACTTGCTGTGTTCGTCGCTGGTTCGGGGGTCGGTCGAAACGGGCTTTGCGCCCACGTAAACCTTTCCCTGCAACTCCCTCAGCGTTATACTGGAGAGTATAGATGAAACAGTGGCTGTCCGCTAATGCAAACTTCTTGTTTGCAGTTCTTGAAGACCTCGACACTCCTGTGTCTCTGGCTGTTTGGCTTGAGATAAAATACCAGGAGTGGGATCACTTAGCTTTGCGCTATGTAGATCCACGAAACTATCCCGAGGGGGTGTTTTCCGCCCTCCGTTATCGAAAAGATGTCCAAGCGGTGGACCTTCTTAGGAAGGCCCCTCTGCCAACGACGTTCAATCGACGCGACGCAGCTATGGCTGCGTGGGAACAGTCCGAGACCAGGTGCTATATAACGAACGAGTTCATCGAAACATTACGAGCTCCGGGGATCCAAAAGGATCCTATCAGAGCAGCATACTCTCAATTCCTGGGAGCATGTAAAAACCGTTTGTCTCGATGGCTTGGTCGCATTCCTGATTCACTGGAAGGCGGCTTCGGCCCCGGCACCTGTGTTGAATATGAGTCTTCTGACCCTACGGTAGTGGATAAAATATGGCTCACGCCAACCACCACTCCCAGCGCGTCACTCCTTTTTGAGTGGCACTACTCGTCTACCCTCTGGGGTAGAGAGCGCTGGGCAAATCGACTAGGCGCGCCAGGCGTCTCCCGTGGCAATCGTCTCACGACGGTGCCGAAGGACGGGAAGACTGATCGTCCTATCTCAATAGAACCACTCGGAAACTTGTGGCTCCAAAAAGGAATCGGACGTGTCCTGAAACGCAAACTCACCGCTGTTGGTTTTCCGGCCTATAAACCGGATTCACGGGAGCTCTTTCCCGGCTACACTGTGACTAAGCGAGACGCTCAATCCATTCACCGAGAGCTTGTCTTTAGGTGCGGCGACGAAGCGTTATCAACGATCGATTTGAGCTCCGCTAGTGACACCGTAGCAAGAGAACTAGTCAGAGAGCTATTGCCCGATGACTGGTTTCAATTGCTCGACGATTGTAGATCAAAGATGACCTTGGTTCCTTCCAAGGGCCGGAAATCATGGCGCCATATCGAAAAGTTCTCCTCAATGGGGAACGGTTTTACTTTCGAGCTGGAGTCTATGATTTTTGGTGTTCTTCTCGCTGTCGCGTTCGGGTTAACTCCTGGTCGTGATTTGTGGGTCTTCGGTGACGATATCATTTTACCGAAGCGATTCTTTGATAGTGCATGCAACCTTCTCGAGATGAGCGGTTTCGAACCGAATCGACGTAAGTCGTTCAGGGACGTGCCATTCTTCGAGAGCTGTGGCGGAAATGTCCACAGTAGGATCGACGTCACACCTGTCCGGTTGAAAGGTCCTGTTGATGACATTGCGGCAGTCTATGCGTTGCATAACGCGTTGCTTGTCCGCGGTCATTCACGTAGAACCCTCCGGAAGGTGCGGAATATGATCCCTCGTGCGTTGCAATTTCCTGGGCCTTCTTGGCTAGGAGATGTCGTCTTACATGGCTTGCCGTTCGAAACGCGATGCAGTCAAGGAATTAAGACTGTTAAGTGTTTGAGATTGAAGCCCGAGTATGAAATCCCACTCGAGCGTTGGTCTCCAGAACTGGCCATGTCTGCCGTCCTCCTCGGTGTTCCCAACCGAATCGTACGGCGTCGAACTGCCACAATCCCTGTGGCAGGGTGGACTAGCGTTAGCTAGTAATTG